GCTTCGGCTTTTGCGCGTGAGCGTAAGACCTCGGCGATGTATCCGCTTGTGATGTGAATGATTGCCCAACCTCGTGGGTGCGAGCGAAGCTCGTAGTTGTCCCACATGGTTAGTCCACCCATGGCACAAGAACACACTCGCCCTTGATGTAGTTGCCATCAATCGTGCGCGTGGTCTCGCCACATTGCGTGATGACGTTGATGCCCAACCATGCGATGAGCAATCCCATGATTGCGCCCAAGGCAACTGTGCCTAAGACCTCGGTTATGCGGATGCGTACCGCGACGTAGTCGCGTAGTTGTCGTCGTTGTCGTGAAGTCATGTGCGTATCTCCTGTTGTTGGCACAAAAAAAAGCCCTACACGCATGTGCGTGCAGAGCTTTGATCAGGTGTGTGGGTGTGATTATTTACGCGCTTGTGCGAACGCTGTCAGGAACGCCGCTTGCATGGCTTCGTCCATGCCTGCGATTTGCTTCGCAAGTGCGTTGATGCTCGCTGGGTTAGCCTTCGGCTTCGCAGATGCGACCTTGGCTTTGGCCTTCGGCTTCGCCGCTACAGGTGCGGATGCGGCCTTGACTGCCGCCCATGCTTGCGCCTTGGCTTCGCCAATTTGCCCGTATGCGTTGACACGAGCCATGTCGCCTTCGGCCATCGCCTTCGCGAGGTTAGTCCAACGCACGCGCTTGGAAGTCTTCGACTTCGAGACCACCTGTGCGTGAATTTCTTTCTTGGCAGTGACAGACTTCGAAGAAGTCCACGCAAGTGCGTGATCGCGTGAAGTTGCAAGCGTTGTTAGATCAATGATTTTACCCATGGTAAGTTCTCCAATGCGCGTGTGAATACGTGGCGAGCGATGCGCAAGACGCAACGCCACAGGCTGATCGACATCGACCAACCTCACCCTATAAGTCCCTTCGGGATACATACGTGTGTGTGCGGACGATCACCGCCGATGATTTCCTGTAAGCTGTTGAAAAGATTGCTGATGGGGTTTTTAACCCCATTGTGCATAGGCACGGGAAGGGTTCGCGTGAAACGTCTGCACACACAAGGCCAAAAACTCCCCTACATGGGGAGCAAAAACCCTGCAAAATCAACGGTTTGGGTCGCTCTGCGACCTGTATGTGACACAGACGTTACCCACATGCGGGGGGCGGGGGGTCATCCCGCCGGAGGGTCGCGCGTATATCTAGTCACCTCCCCTACCCAACAAGTAAGCGGAGCAAAAAATGAAAACGTCTAACAGGTACGACAACCACCGCGTCGAAATAGTATGTAAGACATGTGGAGAAAAGTTTGTGACGCGCAAAAGTCACGAGAGCCGAGCAAGTTATTGCTCCATGCGATGCAGAAAGACATCAACAGAAGTGAAAAAGATGAAGACAGCAGTAGCAAATGTAGAAAAACACAGCCTAACTCCAGCCCAATCCGCACAAATACGCGGACAGATCGCACGTTTTGTAGGCGATCAGATCACAGTAGCCAATGAAGTGGTGATGAATGGCAAGGAATGGACACCAACCCAAGCTCGTGTGTTCGGAATGCTCTTAAACAAGGTAGTTCCTGACCTAAACGCTTCATATGTCCAGCACGAACACCAAACAAAGAACTTAACAGAGATGTCACGCGAGGAACTTGAAGCAATCGCGTCTGGCATCAACACTATTGAAGGGGAGATCGTAGAAGATGCTGATTAAGAACCACCAGAAAGACCGCCTGCCATCCGAGCTAACCATATCGGAGTTCGCACACGCCATGAAACAACAAGACCTGTCCGCAGTCCCACCCGAAAAGCGCAAGGCCGCTATCTTCGACCACTTCATGTCTGTTATGGCGGACGGCATACGCGATCCAGAAGCCAAGTTTGAAATCCTTATGTCACAGCAGATGCGCCGCAAGAATGCCTGACCTATCTCAGCGCGAAGTCGCTCGATACCTACTCCGCCTACGCGACGCATCCGACAGCTTCGAAGGTTTTGTCCGCCTGATGTACCCAGACTGGGAACTCGCAGACTTCCAACTCGAACTCATCGACGCCCTAGACAAACTAGAGCGCGGCACTCTTGGCGTGGACAACCTCCTCATCACAATGCCGCCTCGTCACGCCAAGTCCACCTTTGGCACAGTCCTCTTTCCATCCTACTACATGGCTAAGAACCCTCAACGCTATACAATGTCCTGTTCATACAACAGCCAACTAGCCACAGACTTCGGTCGCCAAATCCGCTCAGTAGTAGAAGACAAGTCTATCCCGCAAGCCTTCCCCGACTTCCATCTTTCCCAAGATAGCCGCGCGGCAGACGTATGGCGCACAGAGGAAGGTGGTGCATACTTCGCAGTTGGCATCGGCGGTACAACATCAGGCCGACCAGCCAACCTTCTTCTCGTCGACGACCCGATCAAAGCCCGTGAAGACGCAGAAAGTATGACCCAGCGCAACAAGACGTGGAACTATTACACCTCTGCCCTAGCCACCCGTCTCCAGCCAGAAACCAACGGCACCAAGCCAAAGCAGATCATCATCCTCACGCGCTGGCATCCAGACGACCTAGCAGGCCGCTTACAACAAACAGAGGACTGGGCGGAAGGCAGATGGCACCACATCAACTTCCCTGCCATTAAGCAAGTAACCAGTGGAAAAATCCGTCGCAACCACCTGCCCGAAGACCATCCGCAATACATGCAGGCCAAAGACCTCAACGCTCTATCTCCAGCCAAGCGTACAATCGCCGAGACAGAGGAAGCACCCCTATGGCCAGAACGCTTTCCACTCGAAGACCTTAAACGCCGCGAACGTCTCAACCCGCGCGAGTTCGCATCACTCTACCAGCAACAGCCATTCATACAGGGCGGTAACTTAATCAAGACGGAGTGGTGGCAGAAGTACCCAGCCGACCTCTCACCAGAAAACTTCTCAACCCTAATCATCGCAGTCGACACCGCCTTCAAGAAAACCGAGACCGCAGACTACTCAGTAGCTGTCGTCGCTGGCATGGACAGGAACGGCGACATTTACATAGTCGACATAATGCGCGGTAAATACGACTTCCCCGAACTCAAGCAACGTCTTATCCGCCTCAACAACCGCTGGCGCGGTCGCGGTCTTCGCGCAATGTACATAGAAGACAAAGCCTCTGGCCAATCCCTCATACAAGAACTCAAGCGCGAGAGCGGTATGGCTGTAATCCCTTACAAGGTTGTCCACGACAAAGTTGCACGCGTCAACGCCATCCTCCCAATAATCGAGGGCGGTCGTGTCTTCGTGCCTGATCAATCTGATTGGCTCGACGCTTTCATCGAGGAGTGCGTAACATTCCCCGGCGGCAACCACGACGACCAAGTAGACGCCGCTACAATGGCAGTAGATATTTTATCACGAACATCAATCAGCCCGGAGGCGTGGTCACTACACGCAGACGCAAGTCAATCTCTTAATAATCATGACGTTTCATCATTAGGTAAATCCCTCAAAACCCGCGTCGGCCATGCCATTCCAAAATGGACAGGTTGGGGTTTGTAGGGACGACCACCCACACAACAGAAGGTATCTTTAGTCCATGAGCGTAAATGGCCCCAAAGCACGTACTACAGCATCAGGTTCCGCATACAGAAGCGCGGAATACGCCGCTGGCCCTAACGAGGGCGTAGTTGTCGATCTCTCTGAGTTCGCCGAACAACTTGTTGCATACGAAGACATATCGCATCTCCTCAATGATGAGCAGGAGCGTCGGATTGTCGACTATGTTAAGTCGATGGTTGACATGTCCTATCATAAAATTAGGAAACGCTATGACCATTGGAAAGAAGCTGATCGCGCTCACGACGTATATGTTAGGCCAGACGCGACAGACTTCCGAGAAAAAGCAGTCATCGCCGACACCCGCGCCATTGCGGATACAGTCCTCACATACCTTATGGCCGCACTTTCTGGCCGTAACCCCATGTTCCAACTCGAAGGTCTCAACCGAAAGTCCCGACAGTCCTCACTTATATTGGAACGTGTTCTACATCAGCAGATGCGGCGTACCGCCGGAGAAGCACGTCTTGCACAGTTACTACTGGACAGCATACGCTATGGCTTCGCTCCGACGAAAGTCGTCTGGAATGCAAAGACAAACCAGAACCAAATAGTCAACTTCGATCCACGTCGCTGTTTTCCTGACCCCCGTGTAAACTGGGGCGACTGGGAGAACATGCAGTATATCGTTTTCTCCGACTACTCTAGTTTCAACAGCCTTCTCTACTCCGGTATGTACCCGAAGCTAAAGAAGTTCCCTGCCCTGCGTCACAAGCTATCCCCTCCCAGAAATGCTTGGAACGCACACAAGTGGCATCAGGAAGAAGGGCGGGGTCTTTCAATCGACCCCGCCAGTCCTAATCAACGCGAGCGCATGGATCATGCGTACTTCACTCTTGGTGATAGCCGCGTAACAGACGAAGCATGGATACGCCTATCAGGTCACGAGATTGGTATCCCAGCAATCGACCAAATCTTCCTCGTTGTCACAATCCTCGACGAGAATGTAGTCTTACGCTTCCAACTCAACCCATACGGACAGCAGTTCCCAACAGTCATCGGTGGTCTATACCAAGATCAGCACAAGACTTACGGTCAATCTCTCTACGATCTCATTCTACCGATGCACGACATCGCAACATATCTAATGCGTTCACGTATCGACAACATCAGTGCGGCTCTTAATAATCTTATCTTCGTAGACCCGACCCAAGTATCTGTCCCAGACCTGATCGACCGCAATCCATGGGGTGTAGTCCGCACCTTGCCCGGCTCCAAACCGGGCGACGGCGTATTCATCGCACAAGTACCAGACGTAACGCGCGGTCACTTCAACGATATTGGCGCAATGTCTGAACTTAAACAGCGTGTAAGTGCCGCTTCAGACGCACAACAAGGTATGCCAACCTCAGACGGCATCCGCACAGCCACAGAAATACAACGCCTAACTCAACTTGGCTCTCAACGTCTTGGCGTCTTGGCTCGTATTATGTCTGCCACAACGATCCGCCCGATGGTCAGAATGATGACAGCTAACATTCAAGACAGTCTATCTATGCAAGGCTCTATAAAAATAGACCAACTCAACATGCCGAACCAACTCTCAGGCATGGTAGAAGATGGCTACCTCGATTACGACGTGCAGAAGAACCTACAGGGCGACATTGATTACCTTGTCATCGACGGCACACTCCCACTTGAACCAACGCGCAACGCAGAGACGTGGATGAACATGCTACAGATTATGTCCCAGACTGGTCTGAACATGGAATACAACGCAGGCCAGATTGCAGAAGAGGCAATCCGCGCAATGGGTATCACAGACTTAGACCGCTTCCGCGTCTCCAAAGAGCAATTAGAGCAAGAAGGGCCAAGTCCTTCACAGCAAATGCAGTTGATGGAGAAGATGCGCGGCGCATCCGTACAACCACAAGGTGATGTCCAGAACGAAGTCCAGAAGGGCAACCTAATACCAATGAGTGAGGCCAAGAGACGATGAGCCAAAAGAAAACTGCCCTAGCTTCCACTATAGATCAGAAGGTCGTTGACTACGTCGATGAAGTAGAGCGCGTACAACAGCGCGACTTAGACGTCCGCGATGAACAACGCACCTCTGAAGTTACTGCCCTAAAATCTCAGATCGAGGCCATGCGTCTACGCATTTCAGAGCTAGAGGGGCTAACCAATACAACCGCATTGGACGACAAGTACACGCTTACTAAGGCAAAGTTAGTGCGTCTGATGAAAGACATGGGGTATTATGACTGATGGGTATAACGCGTCCTACAGGTGAACAGTTAAGATTTCGGAGCGCAACGACAGGCGACCACATTCTTGACACGTATATGGAGAACTCAGAGAAGGGTAGCCGCACGCTCCCCGACTTGATGGATGACCTCTTTGATAGCAATGGTGTATTCCGCGCCGCTAACTTTGAGTTCCGCTTCGACGCGACCGCAGACAAAATCCAGTTCCGCGCAGGCAACTTTGCCAACAGCAACACTGGCTGGACGGACATTACCACGTTCTTTGACATCACTGGCACTTTCAATTCTTCCACTACCTACAACAACTTCGACCTCCTAACCCTTACAAACAAGGACGTTTACATCGTCCATGGCCTCTCATCTAGCACAACATTCGCAGACGAAGCGGCGGTTATCGCATCTGCCAACACAGAAAAGCTCGTAGACGTATCCGAAGCTAGAGACTGGGCATCTAAAACAAATGGCCAAGTCGTCAGCACAGACTATTCATCTAAAGCCTACGCAGTTGGCGGCACGGGTATCGACACCACAACAGGTTCCGCAAAAGACTGGGCAATAAAAACATCCAGCACAGTCGGCAACACAAGCGAATACTCAGCTAAATATTGGGCAACCAGTACAGCAGTCACCACAGTTTCGTCTGGCATAGCGAATATCAACACTGTTGCGGCGGCAATCGCCAACGTAAATACAACAGCAACAAACATATCAAACGTAAACACTGTCGCTGGCATATCAGCAGACGTAACATCTGTCGCAAACATAGACAGCAATGTCACAACAGTTGCAGGCATCTCAGCAAATACAACTACTGTTGCAGGCATCGCATCGAATGTAACAACAGTTGCTGGCATTTCCGCCAATGTTACAACGGTAGCTGGCATAGCATCCAACGTCACCACAGTCGCAAACAACAACACAGACATATCCACCGTCGCTACCAACGTGGCAGACTTGCAGACTGTTGCAGACGAGATCGACAACAACAACTTGCAGACGGTAGCAAACGACATAGCCGCAGTCATAACTGCCGCAGACGACCTCAATGAGAGTACGTCCGAGATCGAAGTAGTCGCTAACGCTATAACAAATGTAGACCTTGTTGGCGGCTCGATAGCCAATGTGAACACGGTTGCCACAAACATAGCGAACGTAAACACTACCGCCACAAACATCGCAAACGTCAACACAGTTGCAGGTATTAGTTCCAACGTAACGACTGTTGCCACTAACAATGCAAATGTAACAACTGTCGCGTCAAACATCACAGACGTAAACAGCTTTGCAAACACATACGCGATTGGATCATCTGCCCCGTCATCACCTACAACGGGCGACCTTTGGTACGACACCAACGTAACCCAAATGAAAGTTTACAACGGTTCAGCTTTTGTAATCTTCATTGGTGGCTACGACAGCGATGACATATCAGAAGGTACAACCAACCTTTTCTATACAGACGCAAGATCCCGCGCGGCAATCAGCGCGAGTGGAAGTCTCAGCTATAACTCTTCAACAGGAGATATTAGCTACACACAGCCAACGAACGTAAGCACATTTACGAACGACGCGGCATATATAAACCAATCAGGCTCTCGTACTGCGATAAGCGCATCGGGCAGTCTATCATACAACAACTCAACAGGTGTAATGAGTTACACTCAACCAACCACTGTCAGCACTTTCACCAACGATGCTGGCTACGCAACGGTGGATGACAGCACCGCATTAGCAATCGCACTGGGGTAAAACATGGCAAACACATTTAAGAACGCAAGTAGCGCAGGAATAGGAACAGGATACACGAGTGTATATACGGCTCCGTCCTCTACAACGACAGTCATCCTTGGCATGTCGCTCTGCAACACAACCACTGGCACTATCGTCGCAGACGTACAATTCCGCGACGCGGGTTCATCTGTTCGTAAGATGCTAACGTCTGTCGACATTCCGGCAGGCTCAACGCTCGAAGTTCTATCTGGCCAAAAGTATATCCTTGAAACAACAGACGACATCCAAGTCAAGTCCAACACGGCGACCAGTCTGGACGTTGTGATGGGAGTTATGGAGATCACATAATGCCATATCTCGGAAACAAACCAGTCAACAACTTTGTCAGCTTTGCAAAGCAGGACATCACTGGAAACGGTGGCACGTCTTACAGCCTTGATTACCCTGTAACTGGCGCAAATGATATTGACCTATACATCAATAACGTGCGACAGGAGCCAACTGAGGCTTACTCATGTTCTGGCTCAACACTGACACTAACGGAAGCTGTACAGTCTACAGACGACATCTACGCCATCTTTAGAGGCAGAGCCTTACAAACGGCTCAACACCCTTCAGACAGCGCGTTAGAGGCTTCTAGTGCAAACATATCTGGCGATACAACTTTAGGCGGTAACCTTACTGTTAATATAGATCATGATAGCACTCTTCTTGTAAAAGACGCGGGTACTAATG